ATCATCAGGTGGTAATACTATCCACACATTTACAGCTACAGGTGCTTTAACACCACTTACTAATAATCTAAACAATTCTTTAAGGTTTAGAAGAAGTAATAATGCTTACTTGTCAAGAACTCCTACAGTTGCTGGAAACCAAAAAACTTGGACATATTCTGCATGGGTTAAAAGAGGTTTATTAGGTAGTATTCAAGATATTTGGCACGCAAATGGACCAAGCACAACTGAAAACGACTACTTTGCTTTTGATAGTGATACTTTACAATTTAGAATTAAAAATAGTAATTCTGTAGTTTGTGAGTTAATTACAACACAAGTATTTAGAGACCCTTCAGCTTGGTATCACATTGTAGCTGTATGGGACTCAACACAAGCAACTGCAGCTAATAGAGTAAAATTGTATGTAAATGGAAACCAAATAACAGCGTTTTCTACTGCTACATATCCATCACAAAATACTAATACAAACTCTTACAATAGCACTGTTTTACATACTATTGGCACTCAATGGTATAACTCAACATTAAGTAATTATCTTGACGGTTACATGACTGACATTAACTTCATTGACGGTCAAGCACTAGAACCATATTACTTCGGTAACAATGACGCTAACGGTGTATGGAAACCAATTAAATACACAGGTATGTATGGCACTAATGGTTTCTACCTAACATTTGGTAACACAACATCTACCACAACACTAGGCTACGATAGTTCACCTAATGGTAATAACTGGACAACTAACAACATTAGCTTAACAGCAGGCACAACCTATGATGCTATGCTAGATGTTCCTACTAATACAAGTGCGACTGTGGCTAATTATGCTGTAATGAGTCCTTTAGATAAAGGCACTAGCATTACTTTGCAAGATGCTAATTTAACTCAAACTATTGGTGCAACACATAATGGCATAAGAGGAACATTTCAAATTCCTACTAGTGGTAAATGGTATTGGGAAGTAACTATTGGCTCTACTACTAGCAATTCTGTTATTACTGCTTTTGGTTTGGCTACTGCATCTTCAAGTCTAAATACCTACGCATATAACACTACTGGCACTTATTGTATTTATGCACAAGGAAGTCCAGCACTCTTATATATTACAAATGGTTCTTCTGGAACATCATTTGGAAGTGCTATTTCTGCTGGAACTGTTTGCGGTATTGCTTATGATGCAGACAATGGTCAATTATATTTGGCAATAGCAAATACTTATTACAATAGTAGTGGTTCAGGAACAGGAAACCCTGCTGGTGGAACAAACTCATCTATGGCTGTTTCAGCATCTTTAGGGCTATTTCCTTATGTTCAAACATATTCAAATACTAACTATATAAACTTTGGACAAAGACCATTTACATATACTCCACCAAGTGGCTTTGTAGCACTAAACACATATAACCTACCTACCCCTACTATATTACAGGGTAATAAGTATATGGATGCAACGTTATATGTAGGCAATGGAGTAAGTCAAAATGTTGTTACAGCAACTGGGTTTAAACCTGACTTTGTATGGATTAAAGATAGAACAACTGCTGGTCAAGATAATGGTTTATATGACACAGTTAGAGGTACAGGAAGAACTCTTTATTCCAATTTAACTAATGCAGAGTCTAGTGTTATTAGCACATTAACAGCATTTAATTCTAATGGCTATACTGTTGGCACAGAAAATATGGCTAACAAAGCTAATGATAACTTTGTAGGTTGGAGTTGGCAAGCAGGTCAAGGTTCAACATCGTCTAACACACAAGGCTCTATTACATCTACTGTATCTGTAAATACAACTGCTGGGTTTAGTATTGTGACATGGACTGGTAATGGTGTTGGTTCTGCAACTGTAGGTCATGGTTTGGGTGTTACTCCTGCAATGGTTATTAGTAAAGGTCGGTCTTATACTAATGATTGGTGGGTTGGTCACAAAGGTGCAGCTACAGGAATTTTACAATTAAATTCTACAAATGCTGTAAATAGTTCTAGTGGAACAAATGGTTCTTTAGGTTTTCAACAAAACTATACAAGCACAGTATTTGGATTTAATAACGGTTCATCAACTATTAACAATGCCAATCAAAATGGCATAACTTATGTAGCTTATTGCTGGGCAGAAATAGCAGGGTTTAGTAAATTTGGTTCTTACACAGGTAATGGTAATGCTAATGGAAGTTTTATATATACAGGTTTTCAACCTAAATTTGTTATGATTAAACGAACAGATGCGATAGAAAATTGGGTTATATGGACTCCTTTAGCTAATGGAAATGGTATAGCATCAAGCAATAACTTTTCTTTATTTCCAAATTTAAGTAATGCACAAGATACTACTCTGCTAACCAAGACACAGCAGACCAAGATGGTGTAGAGAACGAAGCAATTGGTATTGCGTTCTGCACTAACTTACTTGGTGGTAATTGGAAACAAACATCTTACAACGGTAACATTCGTAAGAACTATGCAGGTATCGGTTATCAATATGACCCTGTATTAGACGCTTTTGTTCCTCCACAACCTTATCCATCATGGTTATTAGATGTAGATACTGCTCAATGGTATGCACCTACAGAAATGCCTGATGATGGCAAACGTTATACTTGGGACGAAAAAGAAACTATTTGGGTTGAAGTAACAGAATAAGGAAAATGAATGGCTACTCAAAGAATAGCTTTTACAGAATGGCTACCAGACCAGCCTACGACTACTGGAGCATTATTAGAGGCTAATAACGTCTATCCTTTAACGATAGGTTATGGTCCATTTCCTTTATCTGCTGACTATTCTAACGCTGCAAGTGAAAACTTAAACAACGTAACTGCTGCTAAATTTGAACTTACTACTCAACTTTTTGCAGGTGGTTCTACTAAACTATTTAAGTTTAATTCAGGTACTACAAACTTAGATGATGTATCTAAAGCAGGTGGATATTCTAGTGCAGAACGCTGGAGTTTTGTTCAATTTGGTAACGCTGTATTAGCATCTAATAATGATGATAAAATACAAGCATGGTATGTAGGCACTTCTAGTGCGTTTGCAGACGTATCTGCTTCAGCTCCTATTGCTAAATACATTACAGTAGTTCGTGACTTTGTAGTCGCAGCTAATATTAGTGGTACAGCTAATAAATTACAATGGTCAGACATTAATGATGAAACAGACTGGACTTCAGGTGGTGCTTCACAAGCTGACTATCAAATACTAGCAGAAGGTGGAAACATTACTGGTATTACAGGTGGTGAATTTGGTATCGTCTTATTAGAACGTGCTATTTACCGTATGTCATATATTGGTTCACCATTATTCTTCCAATTTGACGCTATCTCACGTAATTTAGGATGTAATACACCAGGGTCAGTTACACAATATGGACCTAATACATTCTTCTTAGCAGATGACGGTTTCTATATGTGTGATGGTACTAATGTGATGAACATTGGTAACGATAAAGTAGATGAATACTTTTACGAAAATATGGCTTTAGCACAACAAGACACTATTAGTGCTGCTATTGACCCAATTCGTAATATTGTTCTTTGGAATTATCCTAATACTAACGGTGGTCGTTCACTTCTCATCTACAATTGGTTAGTTAAGAAATGGTCATCTGCTGATACTTCACTAGAATACATTGTATCTTTAGCATCATCCGGTGTTACATTAGAAGGGCTAGATGCTTATGGCACTTTAGACTCACTTCCTGCTTCACTAGACAGCCGTGTATGGTCAGGTGGTAAGTTCTTATTAGGTGGTGCAGACGGTGCTAAAATTGCTACATTTACCGGACAAAACTCTACAGCAAACATTACTGTAGGCGAGATGGAATTTGGATATAACTCTGTAGTGACTAATGCACGTTCACAAGTAGATAATGGCGCTGTCACTATGGCTATAGCATCTCGTAAAGAATTAAATGGTAATGTAACAGCTGTCACTATGGCTATAGCATCTCGTAAAGAATTAAATGGTAATGTAACATATAAACCTACAGTCACACAAAACTCTGATGGCACATGTCCATTACGTTCTTATGGTCGTTATCATAGAATTAGAGTGACACCTACAGGCACATGGACACATGCTATATCTATAGACGTAGACTACACACAAAGTGGGAATAGATAATGTCAAAACGTGACATGTATCGTAAGCTAAATTGGCAAGGTGGTACGCCAAGAGAAGTAGCTGAAATTGTAAATAACTTAGTAGAAGGTAAGTCTAATAATACAGGCGATATTACTTTAGTAGCTTCAGGTGCTACATCTACTACTATTTATGATGAACGTATAGGTTATAACTCATATATTGGAATAGAACCTAAAACACAAACAGCAGCTAGTACATATTTTCCATACGGTGCGTTTCAAGACACTACAGACCAAAGTATAGCAACTATTACAGCTACTGCTAACGTTACATTAAATACTACAGACTATTCTTTAGGTACAAGTCTTGCAGATGGTTATAAGATAAAAGTAGACTATTCTGGTCTTTATAATTTACAGTTTAGTTTACAGTTTGTAAATACAGACGTACAAATACAAGACGTAGATGTATGGATAAGAAAAAATGGTTCAGATGTAGCAGGTTCTAATAGTAAGTTTTCTATACCAAATAGTCATGGTGGAACTTCAGGTCACTTAATTGCATCACTAAACTATTACATAGAATTAGCTAAAGATGACTATGTTCACTTAGCGTGGGCTACAACTTCTACTAATGTGACTATAGAGCAATTACCAGCACAAACTACACCTACTAGACCAGCAACACCTAGTGCTATTATGACATTGCAGTATTTAAGTGCTAATTCATATACTACAAACTTATTTACAGAGCCTTATATTAGCGCACAGTCACAAGGTCAAGCTACTATATCTCACCCTGCAAATACAGGCACAAGTAAGGTATATCGTTATATAATAGTAGGATGATATTACACTATATACCTAAAGATCAGTTAAGACAGCATTGGGACTACATTAAACATGGCTTAGAGCTTATAAGGGCCAAAGGTCATAATGAATGGATCGTAGAAGACATTTACTGTGACTGTTACGAAAATAGATCAATGTTATTTCTTGGCATTGTTAATGATAAAGCAGTAGGTTTCGTAGTACTTCAACCAATAGGTAATGCTCTTCATGTATGGGCCACATGGTCTACATTATATGATGAAACATTATTTCACCAAG